GCCTCATACATGTCACGCAATACTTCGTGCATGTTGTGCATTTCTGGAGCGGCTTGAGCTAACTGTAGTTTTGTCTGCGCTAACGCAATCCGCTGTGCCTGACTAAAGATATTTGGATCAGAGACAGGGATAACGTCCACACGCTCGTCAAAATCTTCTGACATAACGGACGCATCCGCACCTTCAACAGTGTACGGATAACTCTGCGGCAAGTAGTCCGCAATAACTCCAGATAACAAACGTAGCTCTTGACGTAGGGCATAGTGCATCCGCTTGTGTACAGCGGACATAATTCTTGAGCCCTGTTCCAACAATGCAACCGTCGTTCCTACAGCAGCCTGTTGGTTACCGTCCCCAACCTTCATGTCTGTAATTGTGGCAAAGCGACGGCCTGCGTCCACCACAAAACCAAGAAGTTGGAACAGCGTCGAGTCTGGACCCTTGAAAGGTAGAGGCATCAGACTGTCGGATAACCGACCACCGGGCGCGTCTACGTCTCTAAACTCACCGGGCTGGATGGGATCATCATCATCCCTAATCCGCATGCCACGGGCCTTGAAACCAGCAGGCAGATTGGAGAGAGTGCCAGCGTCGATGAGTTGACGGAGCGCCGCAGTGGCCGTCCGGGAAAGGCCACCGATGGTGTGTATTAAACCTAACCCGTAAAAGCCAAACCCTGGCAAGAACTTGTAATGCACAAAATACTGTATCTTTTTACGAAGTTCATCATCCTCGCGGTAGTTGCGTCGGATGGACAGGACTTGATCGTTGTCTAGGGACAACGTGACTATATACGGGATCTTAATACCAGTTGGTTCACCATCTTCGTCAGTATCTTCGTACCCCTCTAAATCCAAATCAACATGACACTCAAGGATAGAGCAGTCGTAATCAATTTGAGACGGGGTTGAGCCGTCAATCTTATCTATCTCATCTTGTACGCTATTTGTATCGGGGGTCCCTGGTACGACAGGAACGTCCCTGTAGAAGCCTGCAATTTGCAACTTGCGTAAGTCGTTCAAAGACATTTTTACGACTTGCGAGATGTTGGGGCATGTCTCTAGGTCAGACGTATCGTAAGGCACCACCAAGTTTTCTGCGGGAACAAAACGGCTAACCGCACGTCCCAGCATCTCGTCATAATACACTTTCTTGAAGGTAGAGCCTGCAAGCGGCAGATAGAAGAGCATCTGATCAAACTCAGGGGTATACTCCTCCATCACGTCCGTGATGTAGTAGTTCATAAATTGTTGTACGCGCTGGGCTTGCTTTTCTTTGTCGGTGGTCTCTGCGCCGAGGACTACGCCCCTAACCGGACCACGCGCCGGAAGCATTTCATTAAAAGCTTGCGCTTGAAACTGAGTCGCAGCTTCCGCCAGCAGCGGGTGCGTGACACCCGTCGCACCACGGAAAGGTTGCGTCCTTTCGTCGTAAGAAAATCCCAGCAATTCCAAACCGTCAGCATAAGCATCTTCCCACTCCTGTCGGCCAGACTTATTAGCTTCAAATTCATCAAGAAGCATACCAGAAATAGCGCCTAGCTCTGAGTCCGAAATGTCTTCTGCTAGGTTAGAAAAAAAGTCACCGCTATCCGAGCGCATTTCTTGCGGGTCAAAATCAACGACGACATCATCGCCGTCTTCGTAAATCTCTATCTCTTCAGGCGTATCCTCCGAGATCATCTCTACGACGTCATTGTCCATTGAGCCCGGAAGCTCTACCTCAATCTCCGCCGCAAGATCCTCCTCATCTAATTGAGAGGGAACATTGGTATCCATCAAGCCGCCCACGGGCTGTGGTTTTCTCGCCATGGATCACGTACCTTTCAAAAGCTATACGCTTTTATATCATTACGTTTGTTTTTGGGCAACGGGAGGATGCGCTCCATTGTGCATGGTCAACTGACGCTCCATGTCACGCCGCAACTCTTTAATCGCTGACTGCATTTCTGACGTTTCACGATTGTGAGCAGCTAAAGCCGACACACTGTTTATCTCCGCAAGCGTTTTTACTTTTGAAAAGATCACTTCGTGCCCGCTCTCTAAGGCGTCAATGCGTTTGTCTATTTCTCTGAGCCGCTTCTCTATGTCGCTTAACGACTCAATAATGGATTTGATTTGCATTTTACCGACAGCGGCAGCCCCCGCTACGGAGAAGAGAATGCCCCCTAGCGTAATCAAAAACTTTATGTCTACTGCGCCATCCATTATTGATTAGTTTTGACGTACCATAAAACGGTCACCATACCTGCAAGAAAAATAATTAAACCAACAACCTTTAACACTTCAATAAGAAACTTCTCCCAAAAAGACTTTGCTTGAAGCTTGGCTTCGGCGCGTTTCTCCGCTTCTTCTTTCCTCCGCTTTCTTTGTTTTATGACAGCTTCTTTTTGGGCCTCTAAGATTTCATCCCACGTGTTTGCGCCGAAGCGCTTGTTTATTTGAATAGACAGCTTACGGATGTCTTCTTCTTGCTGTTTCTCCGCTAGCTTTGCCGCCGTGATGTTAGCAAGAGACGTTTCGTCGTCATCTTCGCCAAGCCGAAACTTAATTAGCTTTTGCCACGCAGAAGGAGGCTTCTTGTTCTGCGCTTCCCTAATACGCTTCTTGGCCGCACCATGTGTTTTAAAAAGTGTGTCTATATGAGTAGCAATTGCCGATACATCGTCTGCCGATTCAAGGGCGCTCCTCACACCGCTGATTGCAGATTTGACGGCGGCGAACCCGCCCGTTACCGCTGCTAGAGTTAATGGGTCCATAGCTCTACCCGCCGAATTTGTAAACGTCTACGCAGTCGATTACGAACCCCTTAGCTTCTTTGTACTCTAAACTAATCTTCTTACGGGCTTCTGCCTCATTCTTCGCTTCAACGTCAAAATAATGCGTATCCTCCCAGGCAGCTTGCTCTGGATCTACCTCTTCACCAGCGCGAACTTTATCTCGGATAAACCTGTTATATACTCCTACCTGATACGTCGTCATCCAAACATACTCTTAGTCATAAACATGCCTATGCCCGCAGAGGGCGCTGACATAGACGTGGTAGGCATGATCCGATTGACCTGTGAGATGACACGGGGGTCCGCCTGCTTCATCAACATATTAGGGTCGCCCGGTATGCCCGCTTGTTTCAAGAGCCGTGATCCAAGGGCCACGGACCGTGGGTCATTCTTCGGCATGACTTGCGTAACGGTTACACTTTCCATCATACCCATTGGTTGTACGTCACCACCATGTCCGAAGTTCATCTGATATCCTACCCTTCCTCGTTTATCATCCGTAATGGGATTGTACCCCACATCCACACTCGCGATACCTGGACCTACAGGCGTCCTAAAGTAAGCCGAATAGTCCGTCGTATCCATGCCGCGAGTACCAAAAGTTTCACGGTCCGGGGCACCATATTGTTGTAGCTCGTCCGAAAACTCAACTTCGCCGCGACTGTACTGTCCAGATGCAGCGCCACCAAATTCTGTGTCACCTGTTCTAAAATCAAGACCAAACTTGCCTTGGAACTGGTCCATGGTCTGTTCAATGTTCCCGTCGTCATCTGGAAGCTCTATCGGAAAATCCCTGCTTGTCCGACTACCTTCGCCAAAGAACCGAGGCGTAATCTCAAAAGCGCCCACTCTAAAAGTTCCACGGTCCGGGGACCCCGCGCCTAGATCTACTTTTGAATCAGCCATTCACACACCTAATAATATGAGTGTACTTTTAAGCTCACTTCCTGATCTTCCCAATCATCAGAAGGCAGTCTTACAAAGTTACCCTGACGATAGCGCATAAGCGCCTGCGTCATGCTATCTACTAAGTCATCATATTCCCCATTGGGAAAAGCCGCAACTTCTTCTATCATTTCGTCTGCAAAAACTTCGTCCGGTGCCCACACCATGCCTGCCTCAAAAAGAGGTGATACAGAGTGTACCCGAGTGACCTTGTCCGCACCCTTCGACGGTGTGAAGTTTACAACAGGTATACCCGTCTGACGTAATTCTTGTGTCAAAGGTAGTCCACTTGCCTTCGCTTCCACGATGACTGTGTCGGGGTCCCAGTAGCTATATTGCTCATACGCCACTTCTTTCAACTCAGGGAAGTCCCAACGGCCCTTCTTACTGTCCAACAAAATCAGATTTGGTGCGTCCCCTTCGTCAGGATGAAATACACCCCACGTTGTAATAGCAGAAAAGTCCGCCGTCTCGCGCTTACTAAACGCCGTATCATAACTCTGTATGACGTACTCCAACTGCGGGACGACCTCCCTGTCCCAACGCTTCCACCAATCCCTCGGTATAATCGCGTTCTCTTCACCCGTGGGGTTCTGCTGATACTGCGCGTTCCATTTACTCGGGGGTATAGATGCGCGGACAGCGGTCAGATCTTCGAGGCTCCAGAACTCAGGCCAGCAAGGATCACCGCTCTCGAATATTGCAGGAAGTTCCACGACCTCCCATTGATCCGCTAAAGGGTCTTTAGCCATGGACCGTAGTAACTGACCCGTCATGTCCTTCTCAGACCAACGGGTCTGCACCAATACAATAGACCCTCCAGGCTGGAGCCTTTGTCGGGGACCCGCAGTGTACCACTCCCACGCATCGTCAAACCCGTTGTTCGACATTGCTGTCTGTTCCGAGTGCGGGTCATCAATGACAACTAAGTCACCACCACGGCCCGCGAGGTTCGATCCAACGCCAACGGCAAAGTACATTCCACCACGGTTCGTGTCCCACCGACCAGAGGCTTTGCTGTCTGCTGCTAGCTTTACGTCCGGGAAGACTTCTTTGTATTCGTCAGTCTCTAAAAGGTTCTTGACCTTACGACCAAAGTTTACCGCAAGCTCTGTCGTGTGCGTCGCTTGGATGATCTTCATTCGCGGATTACGGCCCATCATCCAGGCCGGGAACAAGA